GCCGTCTGCGCCTTGGGCCGAAAGAGCTCCACATCATAACTAACCCAAATCTCGCCAAGAACGGTGTTTGCCGCAATGGGAGAGACGACTGCGATCTGAAAATTGCCCAAATCAGTCGCTGTCAAGGGAAGAGTCGTGTTGTTGCCCTGGCGGATCATATACATCGCTTGTGTATTGACCGCACATTCCACCCCGTAGATCATGTTTTGATCAGGCCTCGCGCTAATCGCGAAGTCACTGTTCTCCATCTGAATCTTCGTGGCGTAATTTGGGGCAGCCGGGTTGTACTCCATGGCCATGACCACCGAACCCATCGCACCTCCTGCCAAATAAGGACTTGTCGTCGAAACAAATTCAAAGACGAGACCGTTGATACGGTATTCTTCAAAGTTTGCAGCGATTGGAGCCAAATATGGAAAGGAGGCTAAGAGGCCTGGGTTGATGGGATAAGAAGTGGAGGAAAAGGCGCCTGCCACGGCGCCTTGCGTCAAGTCACCTAGGTACTCGCGATGTTGGACGCGAACGCCTTGTGCGGCATTCGAAAACTGGGCGTATGAACCAACGCCCGGTTTGACCAACGAATTGCGCTGAGGCATCTCATTGGCAGTGTAATCGCCCATGCCAAAGAGCTTACTCATGCGTGCCGCTAAGGTCCGTCCTACTTTCGCACCACCAGATGATGACCCCAATCGCGATCCGACAAGCCCACCAAGCGCATCTCCTGCGCTCAACAAAGCTTCCTTCACGACCGGTTTCAACGCCGTCTTCACTTCGCCCAGTACAGCTTTGTAGTCGCCTTTGCCTGCGACCATTTGCTGCTTCCGGGGCTTTTTGTTGTTGTTCTTCTTCTGTTGTTGTTTCGGGAACTTCAAATCCACTGAATCACACCCCTAAGTCCGAGGAGTGTGGTGGAGAGGCAAACCAGCATCGGCTACGCTGGCATTTGTTACGCGCCTCCGCTCACTAAAGAGCGTCGCGGTTGTTCGTTCGCCTGGTCCGCAGGCATGGTGAACAGTACTGCTTTCGCACCAAAACTCGACAGGATACAGTCCGCGGTAGCCAACCACGTTATTACCTATCGAAACGACCAGATGTCCTGGGAACGCGAC